ATGCGCGGCTGGCACTTCCGTCGCCGCCTAGCCCAGATGCCGCCGGACGGCGACTGGCGGGTGTGGCTGCTGATGGGCGGGCGCGGCTCGGGCAAGACGCGGGCGGGCGCCGAATGGGTGCATGCGATCGCCAGCCTGAAGGCGGACCTGCGCATCGCGCTGGTGGCCGAGACACTGGGCGATGCGCGCGAGGTGATGATCGACGGCGTGTCGGGCATCTGCCGGATCGCCGGGCGGGCGCGGCCGGAATTCGAGGCCTCGCGCCGCCGGCTCGTCTGGCCGAACGGCTCGATCGCGCAGATCTTTTCCTCCGAGGACCCGGAGAGCCTGCGCGGGCCGCAGTTCCACCTCGCCTGGTGCGACGAGCTCGGCAAGTGGAAACATGCGCAGGAGACCTGGGACATGCTGCAATTCGGCCTGCGCCTCGGGGACGATCCGCGCGTGCTGGTGACGACGACGCCGCGCCCGGTGCCGCTTTTGCGGGCGCTGGCGGGCGATCCGAAGACCGCGGTGCGGCGCATCCGCACCGACGACAATGCCGGCAACCTCGCGCCGGGCTTCCTTGCGGCGATGGCCGAGCGCTATGGCGGCACGCGGCTGGGGCGGCAGGAGCTGGACGGCGAGCTGATCGCCGACCGCGAGGATGCGCTGTGGAACCGGGCACGGCTGGAGGGGATCCGCCAGCGCTATCCCGGGCCGCTCTCGCGCATCGTCGTGGCGGTCGATCCGCCGGCGACGGCCTCGGCGGCCTCCGTCTGCGGCATCGTCGTGGCGGGGCTGGACGGCACGGGGCGGGCGGTGGTGCTCGCCGACTGCTCGGTGACGGGCGCGAGCCCTGCGGGCTGGGCGGGCGCCGTGGTGCGCGCCTTCCGGCGCTTCGACGCGGACCGGGTGGTGGCCGAGGTCAACCAGGGCGGCGACATGGTGACGGCGATGCTGAAAAGCGTCGACGCGAACCTGCCGGTGACGGGCGTGCGGGCGACGCGCGGAAAGTTCCTGCGCGCCGAGCCGGTGGCGGCGCTCTACGAGCAGGGGCGGGTGGTCCATGCGGCCGCCTTTGCCGAGCTGGAGGACCAGATGTGCGATTTCGGGCCGGACGGGCTGTCCTCCGGCCGCTCGCCGGACCGGCTCGATGCGCTGGTCTGGGCGCTGACGGCGCTGGTGCTGGAGCGGGCGGGCGAACCGCGGGTGCGGGGGATTTGAGATGGCGATCGACCGCAAGGCGTTTTTCGATGCGGTGCGCGGCACGCTGTATGGCGGCCGGCTGGCGGGGACGCAGGTCGCGGGGCTGGCGGCGCTGCTCGACCGGTTCGAGCGCGGCGAGGTCGAGGACCGGCGTTTCCTCGCCTACATGCTGGCGACGGCCCATCACGAGACGGGCGGGCGCCTGCAGCCGGTGCGCGAGACCTTCGCGGCGACGGATGCAGAGGCGATCGCCCGGCTCGACCGGGCTTTTGCGGCCGGGCGGCTGCCGCAGGTTTCCGCGCCCTACTGGCGGCGCGATGGCGAGGGGAAGAGCTGGCTCGGGCGCGGGCTCGTGCAGATCACCCACCGGCGCAACTATGCGCGGCTGGCCGGGCTGACGGGCATCGATCTCGTCGGCCGGCCGGAGCTTGCGATGGAGATGGCGGTGTCGGTCGAGATCCTCTGCACCGGCATGCTCAGCGGCGCCTTCACGGGGCGGCGGCTGGCCGACCATTTCTCCGGCGCGCTCACCGACTGGGTCGGGGCGCGGCGGATCATCAACGGGCTCGACCGGGCGGAGAAGGTGGCGGGCTACGGGCGGGCGTTTTTCACCGCGCTGGGCGGGTAGCGGGCGGCATGCCGTGCGGGTGGATCCTCGGGTCGAGCCCGAGGATGACGGAGGGGAGGATAGGGTTTCCATCCCATGGAACGATGCGGCATGCGGATCCGGTGCGGTGGCCCTTCATACATCTCTTCCGTCGTTATCCTCGGGCTCGACCCGAGGATCCACCCGCACGGCACACCGTCCAACCCATTGGCGAATCGACACAATCGGAGGGCACCATGAAATTACCATCCTTCCTCGCGCGGCAGCGCCGGGCGGCCGAGACCAAGGCGTCGGGCTTCTTCGCGCTGACGGCCGAGGGTCGGGCGCACTGGTCGTCCCGCTCCTATGCCTCGCTGTCGCGCGAGGGGTTCATGAAGAACCCGGTGGCGCACCGGGCGGTGCGGATGATCGCGGAAGCGGCGGCCTCGGTGCCTTGGCTTGCCTATCAGGGCGAGGCGGAGCGGCCGGGCGACCCCTTGCTGTCGCTGCTGTCGCGGCCGAACGGGCGCCAGGCGGGCGCGGATTTCCTCGAGACGCTCTACGGGCATCTTCTGCTTTCCGGCAATGCCTTCGTGGAGGGGGTGCGGGTGGGCGAGGCGCTGCGCGAACTCCATCTGCTCAGGCCCGACCGGATGCGCATCGTCGAGGGGCGGGACGGCTGGGCGGAGGCCTATGAATACCGCGCGGGCGGGCATGTGCGCCGGCATCCCGCGGGCGAGGGGCAGGCGATCCTGCATCTGCGCCTCTTCCATCCGCTCGACGACCAGCTCGGTTTCGCGCCGCTGGAGGCGGCGTCCATGGCGCTCGACCTCTCCAATGCGGCCGCCATCTGGAACAAGGCACTGCTCGACAATTCGGCGCGGCCCTCCGGGGCGCTGGTCTACCAGCCGAAGGAGGGCGGCAACCTCACGCCCGACCAGTACGGCCGGCTGAAATTAGAGCTGGAGGAGGGCTATTCCGGGCCGGCGCGGGCCGGGCGGCCGATGCTGCTGGAAGGCGGGCTCGACTGGAAGGCGATGGGGCTCTCCCCGCGCGAGATGGATTTCGTCGAGGCGAAGAACGGCGCGGCGCGCGACATCGCGCTCGCCTTCGGCGTGCCGCCGATGCTGATCGGCATTCCGGGCGATGCGACCTATGCCAATTACCAGGAGGCCAACCGGGCCTTCTGGCGGCTCACCGTGCTGCCGCTGGTGCAGCGCACGGCGGCGGCCTTTGCGGGGTGGTTTTCCGAAGGGGCAGATGACGGGCTGCGGCTGGTGCCGGATCTCGACCAGGTGAGCGGGCTGGCAGACGAGCGCTCGGAACTCTGGGCCCGGGTGGGCGCGGCGGCGTTTTTGACGGACGAGGAGAAGCGGCGGGCGGTGGGGTATTGAGGGGGAGCGGGGATGCTTGCCCCTCATCCCGCTGCCGCGACCTTCTCCCCGTAAACGGGGAGAAGGGATATGCCTTGGCGGTTTCCTCAAGCAATGGCCGTTCGTGGGGCACGTCCCCTCTCCCCGCTTGCGGGGAGAGGGTTAGGGTGAGGGGCTGCCGGTTTTTCCAGCCAAATCAATTGGCTGCAAGGCAAGAGTGAATCATTTTGCAGAGCGCCGGACTCACTTCGTGAAAATCTTGACCCGGTTTGTGAAAGAAGCGGCGCAAGGGATTCAAAAGACTCGCTGATCGGCCCGGCCTTCCCTGGCGGAAAGCCGGCGCTTTCGGCCGCATGCGGCCCGATATCCCGGATTTCCATAATAATCTGAAAGGCTTAACAATGGCTGACTTCGGAAACGACGGCGGGCTTTGGACGGCCCGGCTGATCGGCGCGTCCGCGGGCGCGGCCGTCTCGCTCATCTATCTCCTGCCCAGGAGCCGCCGCGAGGCGGCGTGCCGGTTCCTCACCGGGCTTGCCTGCGGCCTCGTCTTCGGCGGGCCGGCGGGGCTGTGGATCGCGGTGCGGCTCGGCATTGCCGGCTATCTCGGGCCGGCGGAGATGCTCCTGACCGGCTCGGCGGCCGCCAGCCTTTCGGCCTGGTGGGGGCTGGGGGTGCTGGCGCGGCTGGCGGAGCGGATGCGGGAATAGGCGAACAGGCAACAGGCAATAGGCAATAGGCAGTAGGCGGTAGGGATGGGCGCAGCGCAGCCCCAACCACCAATTCCCTACTGCCTACTGCCTATTGGCTATTGCCTACCGCCTACCGCCCATTCCCCCTTCACATCATCGGAGACGACCATGATCACCGACGACCTGCCGGTCTGGCGGACGAAGAAATATGCCGATCTGACGCTTTCGGGCGTTTCCGGCGACGGAGTGTTTTCCGGCTATGCGAGCCTTTTCGGCGAGGTGGACCTCGGCAAGGACGCGATCGCGCCGGGCGCCTTTTCCCGCTCGCTGGAAAAGCGCGGGCCCTCCGGCGTGCGCATGCTGTTCCAGCACGATCCGGCCGAGCCGCTCGGGCGCTGGCGGACGATCCGCGAGGACGGGCGCGGGCTCTATGTCGAGGGCGTGCTTTCGCCCGGCGTGGCGCGGGCCCGCGAGGTGCTGAACCTCATGAAGTCGGGCGCGCTCGACGGGCTTTCCATCGGCTTCCAGACCGTGCGCTCGAAGACCGACCGGACGAGCGGCGTGCGCCGCATCCTGGAGGCCGACCTCTGGGAGATCTCGATCGTCACCTTTCCCATGCTGCCCTCGGCGCGGGTGTCGAACGTGAAGAATGCGCGGTGGTTCCGCGACCGGGAGACCGAGCTCGTGCGCCTCATGCGCCGGGCGGCCCGGATGATGAAACGCTAGGCTTTTGTTTTACCCGACGCCGAAGCGGTTTCGCTTCGGCTGGAAATGCCAACCGAAGAAGAGGACGACAGCATGGAGAGCCACAGGACCGCGCCGGAAATCAAGGCCGTGCCGGAAACGATGACCGCCGCCTTCGACGATTTCATGGAGGCCTTCGAGGCCTTCAAGGAGACGAACGACCGGCGGCTCGGCGAGATCGAGCAGAAGCTGACCGCCGACGTGGTGACGCGCGACAAGGTGGAGCGCATCAACCGCGCGATGGACGAGCACAAGCGCGTCATCGACCAGCTTGCGCTGAAGAAGGCGCGCCCCGCGCTCGGCGGCGGCGAGGGCGGCTTCGAGGCGGCCGAGCACAAGGCGGCCTTCTCCGCCTATATGCGCCGCGGCGACGAGAGCGCGCTGCGGGCGCTGGAGGGCAAGGCCATGTCGGTCGGCTCGGCGGCGGACGGCGGCTATCTCGTGCCGCCGGAGACCGACACGGAGATCGGCCGCCGGCTTTCCGCCGTCTCGCCGATCCGCGCGCTTGCGACCGTGCGCCAGGTCTCCGGCACGGTGCTGAAGAAGCCGTTCGCGACGGGCGGCATGGCGGCGGGCTGGGTGGCGGAAACCGCCGCGCGGCCGCAGACGGGCAATGCGCAGCTCGCCGAACTCTCCTTCCCGACCATGGAGCTCTACGCCATGCCGGCGGCGACGGCCGCACTGCTCGACGATGCGGCGGTGGACGTGGAGGGCTGGATCGCCTCGGAGATCGACATGGTCTTCGCCGAGCAGGAGGGCACCGCCTTCGTTACCGGCGACGGCACCAACAAGCCGAAGGGGTTCCTCGGCTACACGGCTGTCGCCGACGCGAGCTGGAGCTGGGGCAATATCGGCTATATCGCGACGGGCGCGGCCGGGGCCTTCAAGGCCGCGAGCCCTTCCGACACGCTGTTCGACACGGTCTATTCGCTGAAGGCAGGCCACCGGCAGAACGGCACCTTCGTGATGAACCGCAAGACGCAGGGGCAGATCCGCAAGTTCAAGGATGCGGACGGCAACTATCTCTGGCGTCCGCCGGCCTCGGCGGGGCAGGCGGCCTCGCTGCTCGGCTTCGCCATCGCGGAGGCCGAGGACATGCCGGACGTGGCGGCCGACAGCTTCTCCATCGCCTTCGGCGACTTCCGCTCCGGCTACCTCGTCGTCGACCGCACCGGCGTGCGCGTGCTGCGCGATCCCTATTCGGCCAAGCCCTATGTGCTGTTCTACACGACCAAGCGCGTCGGCGGCGGGGTGCAGAATTTCGAGGCGATCAAGCTGGTGAAGTTCGCGGCGAGCTGACTTTCTTCCTCTCCCCGCTTGCGGGGAGAGAGGCGGTCGCAGGGTATGACGCTTGTGGTGCCTGCCCCTCATCCGCCTGCCGGCACCTTCTCCCCGCAGGCGGGGAGAAGGGCATTGCGGCTCTGTTTTCCTTCTTTCTTGCACCGGCGGCGTTTCCTGACGCCGGTGCCGGCGGGCGCGGTTTCCTCCCGGCCGCGCCCGCATTCCTTTCTCCATCGCGAAGGACGATCATGACCATTGCCGAACTGTTGCCGCCGGCCGTGGAGCCGGTGACGCTTGCCGAGGCGAAGGCGCATCTGCGCCTCGATGCGGCCGACGAGGATGCGCTCCTGTCCGCGCTGGTCCGCGTGGCGCGCGAACATCTGGAGGCCGCGACGGGGCTTTGCCTGATCACGCGCCCCTTGCGCCTCTATCTCGACGACTGGCCCGAAACGCGGGTGATTCAGATTGCCAGGGGGCCGGTGCAAACCATTGAGTTGGTGACGGTTTATGATGTTGCCGGGCTGTCGGTGGACGTGGATGTGACGGGGTACGTGCTCGACGGCACGGCGCGGCCGGCCCGGCTGGTGCTGCCGGCGCGCCCGGCGACGGAGCGTGCGATCAACGGCATCGAGATCGATTTCACCGCCGGCTTCGGCGAGAGCGGCGCGGATGTGCCGGACGGGCTGAAGCGGGCGCTGCTCTTGCATGTGGCGGCCATGTTCGAGCTGCGCGGGGGGCTTTCGCCTCAGGACCAGCCGGGCACGGTGCCGGCGGGCTACGACCGGCTGGTGGCGCCCTACCGGCCGCGGAGGCTGTGATGGCGAAGGCGAGGATCATCGATCCCGGCGCGTTCTCCGCGCGGCTGACGCTGGAAGGGCCGGTCGAGACGCCGGACGGGCAGGGCGGCGCCGAACGCGGCTTCGCGGCGCTGGCAATGCTCTGGGCGGCGATCGAGCCGGTGGCGGCGCGGGCGGACGAGGCGGCGGGCACGCTGCCGGTGTCGGTGACGCACCGCATCTGGCTGCGGCGGCGGGGCGACCTTGCCGGCGGCATGCGGCTGCGCAAGGGCGCGCGGATCTTCGCCATCCGCGCCTTTCGCGATCCGGACGAGACGGGGCGCTATACGCTCTGCGACTGCGAGGAGATCCAGCCATGAGCGCGGCATCGGCCCTGCAGAAGGCGATCTTCGCCAGGCTTTCGGGCGATGCGGCGCTGACGGCGCTGGTCGGCGCGAACGGCATCACCGACCGCAGGCCCGACGGGCCGGCGGCGCCGCTGCTCGTGATCGCGGGCATCGACAGCACCGACCATTCGACGGCGAGCGAGGCGGGCGAGGAACATGTGGTGACGCTGGAGGCCTGGTCCGAGGCGGCGGGGCACCGGCAGGCGCAGGCGATGGCCGCCGCCGTGCGCGCGGCGCTCGACGACGCGGCGCTGGTGCTGGCCGGGCACCATCTCGTCCTGCTCTTCCACCGCGATACGCAGCTTCGCCGCGACGGCAAGTCCCGCTTCCACCGCGCGCAAATGCGCTTCCGGGCGGTGACGGAGCCGCATGCCTGACACCCAACTTTCGGAAAGGACCTTGCCATGGTGGCACAGAAGGGGCGCGAGCTCCTCATCAAGATCGACAACGGGGCGGGTTTCGTCACCGTTGCGGGGCTGCGCTCGAAGCGGCTGTCGTTCAATGCGCAGCTCGTCGACGTGACGGATGCGGAATCTGCGGGGCGCTGGCGCGAACTCCTCGGCGGGGCGGGCGTGCAGCGCGCGGCGGTGTCCGGCGCCGGCATCTTCAAGGACCAGGCCTCGGACGCGCTGGTGCGCGGGCTGTTCTTCGCCGGCACGATCGCCGCCTGGCAGATCGTGATCCCGGGTTTCGGCACGGTCGCGGGGCCGTTCCAGATCGCGGCGCTCGACTATTCCGGGGCGCATGACGGCGAGGTGGTCTTCGAGATCGCGCTGGAATCGGCCGGGCTCCTCACCTTCGGGGCGCTCTGATGGGCGCGCGGGCGAACCGGCACCGCGGCGAGATCGAGGCCGTCCTCGACGGCGAGCGGCGCGTGCTGTGCCTGACGCTCGGGGCGCTGGCGGAGCTGGAGACGGCCTTTGCCGTCGACAGCCTGACGGGGCTGGCGGAGCGCTTCTCCTCCGGGCGGCTGAAGGCCGACGATCTCATCCGCATCATCGGTGCGGGGCTGCGCGGCGGGGGCAATCTCTTTTCCGACGAGGACGTTTCCGCGATGGCGGTTGCGGACGGGCTTTCCGGCTTCGCGCGCATCGCGGCGGAGCTGCTGCAGGCGACCTTCGGCGCGGAGGCGCGGCCGGAAAACCCTCCGGGGCCGCATCCGGGCTGAACGGGGAGAGGGCGGCCTTCCCCTGGGAGGCGGCGCTTCATGCCGGGCTCTGCCGGATGCGGCTTTCGGCGAAGGATTTCTGGGCGATGACGCCGCGCGAGCTGGCCTTCGCGCTCGGCGTGCTGCGGCCTGTGCCGCCCGCGCCCGGGCGCGATGCGCTTGCCGCGCTGATGCGCGCCTTTCCCGACCACAAGGAGTGAACGATGGCGGATGCGGATGACAGACCTCTTGCCGGCATGCTCGACGACGCCGGGCAGCTTTCGGCGGTCTTCGACGATCTCGAGGCGCGCTCGCGCTCCTTCGGCGCGGCGCTGACGAGCGCGCTGAAGGGCGCGGTGGTCGACGGCAAGGGGCTGGAGAGCGTGTTGCGCGGGCTGGCGCTGCGCATGAGCGACATTGCGCTTTCCGTCGGGCTGAAGCCGCTGGAAGGGGTCCTGTCCTCCGGCTTTTCCGGGCTGCTCGGCAGCGTCACGCCCTTCGCCAAGGGCGGTGTGGTGGCCTCGCCGACCTATTTCGGGACCGGCGGCGGCGTCGGGCTGATGGGCGAGGCGGGAGCGGAGGCGATCCTGCCCCTGAAGCGCGGGCCGGACGGGGCACTGGGCGTTGCCGGCGACGGCGGCGGGACGCGCATCGTCTTCAACGTGACGGCGCAGGATGCGGCGAGCTTCCGCAAGTCCGAGGGGCAGATCGCGGCCATGCTGACGCGCGCCGTGGGGCGCGGGCAGCGCAGTTTGTGAGGACGAACGCTCCTCATCCCGTTGCCGCGACCTTCTCCCCGAGCGGCAGGGTTATCGCCCATGGAGTTCGACGTCGCCACACCCCCTTCTCCCCCGCGGGGAGAAGGTGCCGGCAGGCGGATGAGGGGGATGGCGAAGGCGCAAAGGCTCTATCCGAGCCACCCCCTCATCCGACCCTTCGGGCCACCTTCTCCCCGCGGGGGAGAAGGGAGAACGGCACCGCCGAACTCTGTAGGCGATAATCCCGCCCCTCGGGGAGAAGGTCGCGGCAGCGGGATGGGAGGCAGGAGCATTTTCGGAGAGATGGGCATGGCAGGATTTCATGAGGTGCGGTTTCCGCTGCGTGTCGCGCTCGGCACCAGCGGCGGGCCGGTGCGGCGGACGGATATCGTCAGCCTTTCCAACGGGCGGGAGAACCGCAATCGCCGCTGGCACGATGCGCGGCGGCACTATGATGCGGGTTCGGGCGTGCGTTCGGTCGAGGATCTCTATGCGGTGCTCGCCTTCTTCGAGGCGCGGGCGGGGCAGTTTTACGGATTCCGCTTCCATGATCCGGTGGACCACAAGTCCTGTTCGCCGGGCGGGACGATGAGCGCCATGGACCAGCAGATCGGCACGGGGGACGGTGCGACGGCGGCCTTCCAGCTCGTCAAGCGCTATGCGGATGCCGGCGGGGAGACGGTGCGCACCATCGACAAGCCGGTCATGGGCACGGTGGTCGTCTCGGTGGCGGGCAGCACGCGGCCGGCGGCGGACTATACGGTGGACCATGCGACGGGTGTCGTCACCTTCAAGCCGGGCAAGATACCGGCTTCGGGCGCCATCCGGGCGGGCTACGAATTCGACGTGCCGGTGCGCTTCGACACGGACCGCATCGACATCGACCTCGCGCAGTTCGATGCCGGACGCATTCCCTCCATTCCGCTGGTGGAGATCCGGCCATGAGGACGATCCCGGGCGGATTGCAGGCGCATCTCGACGGCGAGGCGACGACGCTGTGCCATGCCTGGCGGGTGACGCGGCGCGACGGCGCGGTGATGGGCTTCACCGACCACGACCGCGATCTTTCCTTCGGCGGGCTCGCCTACCTGGCGGCGAGCGGCTTCGAAGCGAGCGAGACGGAGGACGGCAACGGGCTTTCCGCCGAGGGCGGCGACCTCTCGGGCGGGTTTTCAGCGGAGGCGATCCGCGCGGAAGACCTTTCGGCGGGGCGCTACGACGGGGCGAAGGTCGAGGTCTATCGGGTCAACTGGCAGAACCCCGCGCAGCGGCTGCTGCTGCGCACGGCCGAGCTTGGCGAGGTGCGGCACGAGGGCGGGCTTTTTCGCGCCGAGCTGCGGCGGCTGACGCACCGGCTCGACCAGGTGCGCGGGCGCATCTACGGGCATCGCTGCGATGCGGTGCTGGGCGACGGCCGGTGCGGCGTGAACGCGGCGGCGCCGGCCTTCCGGGCGACGGCGACGGTGGGCGCGGTGCTGGACGACATGCGGCTGCGGGTGAGCGGACTCTCCGGCTTTGCCGAGCGGTTCTTCCGCTACGGCGTGCTCACCTTCACGAGCGGGGCGGCGGAGGGGCTGACGGCGGATATCGAGGACCAGCGCAAGGTAGCGGGCGGCGACGAGCTGACCTTCTGGCAGCCGGTGCCGGCCGGGGTGGCCGCGGGCGATGCGATGCAGGTGACGGCGGGGTGCGACAAGCGCTTTGCGACCTGCAAGGCCAAGTTTGCCAACGGACTGAATTTTCGTGGGTTTCCGCACATGCCCGGTAGCGACTTCACCTATGGCTATGCCGATGGCGAGACGGTGCATGACGGGAGGCCGCTCTATGCGTGAGATGCTGCGAGCTGCCCCTCATCCGGCCTGCCGGCCACCTTCTCCCCGCAAGCGGGGAGAAGGGATTTGCCGCCACGGTTTCCCGCATGGCATTGCCGCGGTGGAAGAAGACGGTTCGGCATATTCCCATGACGGGCCGGGACAGGATACCGGCGGTCGCGTCGTCGCGATCGCCCGCAGCTTCATCGGCACGCCCTACCGGCATCAGGGTGCGCTGAAGGGCGTCGGTTGCGATTGCCTCGGGCTGGTACGCGGGGTCTGGCGGGAGCTCTATGGGGCGGAGCCGGAGGTGCCGGGGGCCTATGCGCCCGACTGGGCGGAGCGGGCGGGGGAGGAGCGGCTGCTGGCGGCGGCGGCGCGGCATTGCGGGGCGGCGCTGCCGGTCTCGGCGCTTCGGCCGGGCGATATCCTCATATTTCGCTGGCGGGCGGGGGTGGCGGCGAAACATGCCGGCATCGCGGCGCCCGATGCGCATTTCATCCATGCCTATGAGCAGGCGGCGGTGATCGAATCGCCGCTCGTGCCCGCATGGCGGCGGCGGATCGCCGGCGTCTTCCGTTTTCCGGAGATTTCCTGAGCCATGGCGACACTTCTCTTCCAGGCGGCGGGCGCGACGCTCGGCGGCCTCTTCGGGCCGTTCGGCGCCATGCTCGGCCGGGCCGTCGGGGCGCTGGCGGGCTCGGCGGTCGACCGCTCGCTGTTGGGCGGCATGACGAGGATTCCCGGCGCGCGGCTCAATGACGGGCGCGTGCCGGGCGCGGAGGAAGGCACGGCGATGAGCCGCGTCTACGGCACGGCGCGCGTCGGCGGCACGCTGATCTGGGCGACGCGCTTCGAGGAGGACGTCTCCGTCGAGCGCGCCGGCGGCAAGGCGAGCGGGCCGCGGGTCGAGACCTTCAGCTATTTCGCCAACTTCGCCGTCGGCGTGTGCGAAGGGCCGATCGCCGGCATCCGGCGCGTCTTCGCGGACGGGCGGGAGATCGACCTGACCGGCATCGAGATGCGCGTTCATCGCGGCACCGCGAACCAGGCGCCCGATCCGCTGATCCTCGCCAAGCAGGGGGCCGGCAACGCGCCGGCCTATCGCGGGCTTGCCTATGTCGTCTTCGAACGGCTGCCGCTCGACACGTTCGGCAACCGCATCCCCATCCTGCAGTTCGAGGTGCTGAAGCCGGTCGGCTCGCTGGAGGGCAAGGTGCGGGCGGTGACGGTCATTCCGGGCTCGAGCGAACATGGCTACGACCCCGAGCTGGTGACGGAGAAGATCGCCGCCGGCAAGGCGCGCAACATGAACCGCAACACGCTCGTCGCGGCGACGGACTGGGTGGCCTCGATCGACGAATTGCAGGCGCTGTGCCCCGGCCTCGAACGGGTGGGGCTGGTGGTCGCCTGGTTCGGCACGGACCTGAGGGCCGGTGAGTGCCGCATCCTGCCGGGGGTGGAGGTGCCCGCCCGGCAGGAGGAGAGCAAGCCCTGGAGGGTTTCCGGCATCGCGCGCGAGGACGCCTATGTGGTAAGCCGCGTCGAGGGCCGGCCGGCCTATGGCGGCACGCCCTCGGATGCGAGCGTGATCGCGGCCATCCGCGACCTGAAGGCGCGCGGGATCGAGGTCTATCTCTACCCGTTCCTGATGATGGACGTGCCGGTCGACAACGCGCTGCCCGATCCCTATGGCGACACGCGGCAGGCGCCCTATCCCTGGCGCGGGCGCATCATCTGCCACCCGCCGTCCGCCGACGGGACCGCTTCGGCGCGCAGCCAGGTGAACGCCTTTGTCGGCGCGGCCGGGGCGGGGAGTTTTTCCGTTTCGGGCGAGGAGGTCACCGGCCCCGCCGGCGACGAGGGGTTCCGGCGGCTGATCCTGCATTACGCGCTGCTGGCGGCGGCGGCGGGCGGGGTGGACGGGTTCCTGATCGGCTCGGAAATGCGCGGGCTGACCTGGCTGCGCGACGGGAGCGGGGCCTTTCCCTTCGTCGAGGCGCTTGCCGCGCTTGCCGGCGACGTGCGGGCGATCCTCGGGCCGGGCACGAAGATCACCTACGGGGCCGACTGGAGCGAATATTTCGGCTACCAGCCGCCGGGCGGCAGCGGCGAGGTGCGCTATCATCTCGACCCGCTCTGGGCGTCCCCGGCGATCGATGCGGTGGGCATCGACAATTACATGCCGCTCTCCGACTGGCAGAATGCCGATACGCTGGCCGGCAATCCGGATGGATTTCGCCATTCCGAGGACATGGCGGCCATGCGCGCCATGATCACCGGCGGCGAGGGGTTCGACTGGCATTATCCCGACGCGGCGGCGCGGGCGGCGCGCGAACGCGTGCCCATCACCGACGGCATGGCGGGGAAACCGTGGGTGTTCCGCTACAAGGACCTCGCGAACTGGTGGGGCAATCGCCACCATGAGCGCGGGCCGGGCGGGGCGGAGCTTTCGGGCCACACCGCCTGGGTGCCGCGCTCCAAGCCGATCTGGTTCACCGAACTCGGCTGCCCGGCGGTCGACAAGGGGGCGAACCAGCCGAACGTCTTCGTCGATCCGAAAAGCGCGGAGAACGCGCTGCCCTATCATTCCGGCGGGGCGCGCAACGACGCGGTGCAGCGGCGCTTCCTCGACGCGCACCACGGCTGGTGGCAGGGCAGCGGGCCGGAGGCCGGCATGGTCGATCCGGGCCATGTCTTCCTCTGGACCTGGGATGCGCGGCCCTATCCGGCCTTTCCCGAGGATACCGCGCTCTGGTCGGACGGGCTCAACTGGCAGCGCGGGCACTGGCTGAACGCGCGGCTCGGGGCCGGAACGGTGGCGGATGTCATCGCGGCGATCCTGAAGGATCACGGGTTTTTCGATTTCGACGTCTCGGGCGTGGCCGGCGATCTCTCCGGTTTCGTGCAGGCGGACCAGACCTCGGCGCGCGCGCTGATCGAGCCGCTGATGGAAGCGTTCCAGCTCGATGCGCTGGAGGCGAACGGCAGGCTGGTCTTCCGCTCGCGGCTGAAATCCGCGCTGCCGCCGGCGGAGATCGGCCTTCTTGCCGAACGGCCGGAGGAGGCGCTGTTCGAGGAGAGCCGCGGGCATGTCAGCGATTTCGCGGGCGAGGCGATCCTCGACCATTTCGACGATTCGGGCACCTATTCGCGCGTGACGGCGCGCTCGCGCCGCATGACGGGAGAGAACGACCGCGTGCTGCGGCTGGCGCTGCCGGCGGTGCTGCATGCGGGGGCGGCCGCGGCGAGCGTCGAGACGGCGCTGCGCGACCAGCGGGCGGGGCAGCGGCGGCTCACCTTCCGCCTGCCGCCGACCGCGATGGGCGTGACGCCGGGCGACATCGTGCGGCTGGCCGGCGGGCCGGAGGGACGCTTCCTCGTCACCGGCATCACCGACGGGCTGGTGCGCGAGGTGGAGGCGCGGGCGATCGCGGCCGGGGAAAGCCCGGCGCCCCTGCTCCTGGACGGCCGCGGCCGGCCGGTGAGCGGGGCGGGGCCGGGGGCGGGCGATGCCTTTGCGCCGGATGTCGTCTTCCTCGACCTGCCGGTTCCCGGCTCGGGCGGGGCGCAGGATTTTGCCCGCATCGCGGCCTATGCGCAGCCCTGGCGATCGATGATCGTGTCGAGTTCCGAGGGCAGCGAAGGCTATCGCAGCCGCGTGCGGCTCGACCGGCCGGCGCGGATCGGCACGCTGGTCGAGCCGCTGGCGGCGGGCGTCGTCGGGCGGTTCGATCCGGGGCGGGCGATCGTGCTCGACCTGCCGTTCGGCGGGCTTTCCACGGTGGACACGCTTGCCATGCTGAACGGCGCCAACCGGCTTGCGGTCAGGGCCGGCAACGGGGCCTGGGAAATCGTCGGCTTTGCCGGGGCGAGCGAGATCGCGCCGGGGCGCTGGCGGCTCACCCGGCTGCTGCGTGCCCTGCACGGCACCGAGGACGCCATGGCGTCCGGCCATGCGGCCGGGGCGCGGGCGGTGGTGCTTGATGATGCCGTGCTGCCGCTCGGGCTCGACGTGGAGGAGGTGGGGCGGCCGTCGAACTGGCTCGTCGAGCCGGTGGGCATGACGCCCGGACAGGCGGGGCCTTTCGCCTTTGCCGGCGGCGAGCGGGCGCTGACGCCCTTGGCGCCGGTGCATCTGCGCGGCCGGCGGGGTCTCGACGGCGTCGTGCGGCTGTCGTGGGTCCGGCGCGGGCGGATCGATTCGGACAGTTGGCTGGCTGCCGAGATCCCGCTCGACGAGCCGGTGGAGGCCTATCGCCTCGATATCCTCTCGGGCGAAACGGCGGTGCGCAGCGTCGAGACCGCGGCGCCGGCCTTCACCTATCCGGCGGCCCAGGAGCTTGCCGATTTCGGCGCGCCGCAGGTGGCGCTCTCCATCCGTGTGCGCCAGCTCGGCCGGGCCATTCCGCTCGGCCTGCCGGCGCGGGCGACGATCATTCTCTGAAGGAAGGAAAGACCATGAACGACGACGCAAAAGCCTGGTATCTGTCGCGCACCGTCTGGGGCGCGCTGGTCGCGATCCTCGCCTCGCTCGCCCATGCGGCGGGCGTCGAGGTGACCGCCGGGGACGAGGGGGAACTGGCCGATCTCCTCGTGGCGGCGGTGGGCACGCTGGGCGGGTTCGTCGCGCTTTACGGGCGGATTTGCGCGCGCCGGCGCGTGCGGTGAGGCGACTTGACGATCCACAGGGCATTCATTTGCCATTCAGCGTGGATCGTTTATTGCTTGCATCACACTGATCCGCACCTGAAAGTACATTCATGGCCTCGCCACTTCTCATAACCGCGCTTGCGGCCAGCCTGATCCTGCCGGTGCCCGTCGAGACGGGCACGGCGCGGGACGTCGTCGCGGTCGCGGGCGATTGCAGCGACGCGGCTGCGCAGGTGGTCGCCCAGACGGGGGGCGAACTGCTCTCGGCGCAGCCGAAGGGCGATACCTGCGTGGTGACGGTGCTCGTGCCCGGCAAGGGCAATGCCCGGCCGCGCAAGGTGACCGTGCGCGTGCCGATGTAG